GATGGACGCGTGCCCCATCATCTTGGCGATGCTCTCTATCGGGATACCAGCACTGAGTGACAGGGTTCCGAACGTGTGACGAGCCATGTGGAAAGACAGGCGTTGTCTGATACCACATGCCAGACCCACAGTGCTCAGTTTGTTGTTCATCGCGCTACGGCTGCAATCGTATGGAAAGACAAGGTCGTCGCCTTCTTCTTTCACTGTCTGGTCCTCTCGGCATCCGCGATCGGATGTAACGGCACGACAGACTCCACTTTCGTCTTCTGCCTTTCCTTGCGGATATACCTCCTACCGTCGGCCGCGGTCTGGATATGCGAAAATTTCAGGCGCTCCATATCCGCAATGGCCAATCCGGTGAAGCAGGAGAAGAGGAACATCTGCCGGGCCTGCTCCGCTTTCCTGTCGTTCACCTTTAGTGCCATGAGCTTGGCCACGTCGCTCTTTTGCAAGAAGCGAATCTTCCTCTCTTCCTTTTCATAGATGGCATCTTCAAAAGGATTGTAGCGAATGATCTTTTGGCTGACTGCACGATACATCAATCGGCTGAGCCAGCAGAGGTGTCGATTAACCGTCTTCGCTGCAAACCGCTTCTTCTTGAGATAGAAGCGGAACTCTTCAAACATCTCTTCTGTAACAGCGTGGATGGGCATGTCCTTTCGCCCTTTGTCTTCTATCCACTCGCGAAGCATCTTGTCTGAATAGGTGTGATTGCGATAGGTGCCCTCAGATCTTGACTTACCCACGCATGCTTTTACAGATTGTAGTTCGGCCTCGCTCATGGTCAAAAGGGTGGTCGGTGCGGCGGAAACGCCCTGCAAACGGTTCTTGAGCAGTTCTGCACTGACCACGCCGTCTTTTGTGAGCATTTCCGCGTAGGTCTTTTCCACAAGCTCCCTGAATGCTGCGAGGCGTTGATTGATTTTCTTTTCGCCAGTTGTCCCCTGTCCACTATTCCATTCTGATGGCAGACATTCCTCGCCGGTTGTCATGACTGTACTCTTACCATCGATGGTGATACGGCAAAAGATGACTGTCTTACCGTCTGTCTTCGTCTTCTGTTTGTTGATGTAGAACAGGATCTTGAATGTACTTCTCATATCGGTTTCAGTTAAATGGTCAGGTGTAAATCTTCGGTGAAGGAGAATAGCTTTTGGGGAGTGACTTTCGCATATCGCTCGGTCATGCGCACCGTGCTATGCCCAAGCATCTTGCTGACGGTCTCAATGGGCACGCCCTGTTCCAAGGTGACGAGTGTTGCGAAGGTGTGTCGGGCGGTATGCGTGGTGATCGGCAAAGACAGTCCGGCCCTTAGCGAGATCGCCTTCAGACAAGACAAATAGATGGCATAGTTCATATAAGGGAGCAGTGTCTCTCTTGCATCGCTGTGTAGCTGTTCCAGCAATCGAAGGGCTTCGGGCAAGAGCTTTACACGACAGAGGACGCCCGTCTTCTGCCTGTTGAACTTCAACCATAGGGCGCCCTCGTCGTCGCGAATAAGATGCTTATGGTTCAGCGTCATCAGATCGCAATAGGCGGCACCGGTGTAACAGGCGAAAAGAAACACATTGCGGGAGGTTTCCATATCCTCGTCCAAACCGTCAAAACGCAGCGCCTTCAACTTGTCTAACGCGCCCTTGTCGAGCGCTTTGGGTAGTCGGCTATCCCCCTTGTCTACATGCACATTGTCGAACAATAAGGTGTCTGCCGCGCCTTCTCGATACGCCAGTTTGCAGGCCTTCTTGATAAGGACGATCATGTTGTAGCAAGTGCTCTATTTCAGCCCCACTTCTCCGGTTACATACTGCTCGAATTGTTGGATGAAGTCCTCCGTCAGCTGCGAAAAGGCCAAGTCGGAGACTTTGTATTTCGCTTGGATGAACTGCTGCAATCGCGCTCTTGTCTGACGGTCCTCCTTGATGTCGGTTGCGTCAAACGGTAAGCCCTTGGCAAGCAAGGATTGATAGGAGGACTGAACGGCGAGAAGGAGGTTGTCCAATTTGGCATTGACCTCAACGGCTTCGCGACTCTTCCCGTCCACCCGACTTTCGCGCGGGTTCCACAAATCGGGGTTACAAGATAGCTTGCAGCTAAACTGTGCGACGGAACGTCCCAGCGTGATGCGTCCCATCGAGTGCCCTTTTTGAGGTAGAGCAACACCTTCATTTTCTTGTCATCCATACGCTTTGAAAACTGTGGGCAAAATTACCCAGTTCAAAGCGCCCGTTACCTGCGCAGATTCCTGTATATCAATGCAAAAGCACCGTGTGTGAAACGGTCTCAGTTACCTATCACTGCACCGTCGTTACCTGCCTTCAAGCGAGGTGATGATTTGGTAACTGAACTTCTGCTTAAGACCGCACTTTTCTGCCTTTTACGCTCAACGCAACCCAAAGAATATCTACGCCTTTCCACCTAATAATCAGTCTACTTGCTTCGACCTCGGGGCTTCTGCTTTTGAGGGGAATAGTTGCTTGTGCGTCATCAAAATTCGATCACGCGTGAACAAAATTTGATCACACGCCAGCTTCCTGTTGCTCGCGCGTCATCAACTATTCCCCTTAAAAGCAGAAGAGCCGATGTCGGAGTAAGTGGACTGATTATTAGGAGAAGAGGGGCTGAGATGCTAAAAGGCAGAAAAGTGCGGATCCGAGCAAGAGTTCAGTTACCAAACCATTACCGTGTCTGGTGGTAGGTAACGATGGTGTAAAAGACGGTAACTGGATATATCTTGCACATGGCCCTTTTGCATTGATATACAGGAATCTGCACAGGTAACTGGCGCTTTGAACCGGGTAATTTTGCCCACAGGTTTCAAAGCGTATGGATGACAAGAAAATGAAGGTATTGCTCTACCTCAAAAAGAGCAGTCGCGACAGGTCGGGCAAGGCGCCGATCATGGGACGCATCACGCTGGGACGTTCCATCGCACAGTTTAGTTGTAAGCTATTCTGCAATCCCGATTTGTGGAACCCGCGCGAAAGTCGGATGGACGGAAAGAGTCGCGAGGCCGTTGAGGTCAATGCCAAATTGGACAACCTCCTTCTCGCCGTTCAGGTATCCTATCAGTCCTTGCTTGCCAAGGGATCCCCGTTTGACGCAACCGACATCAAGGAGCATTTCCAAGGCTGCGTGCAAAATCAAAATATGCTTTTAGAGCGGTTTGATGGTTTGATCAAGGAAATGAAGGATCGTGTCGGTGTAGACATCAAGGAAGATTCTTTGGCCGCGTACCGTCAGACAAGAGTGCAATTGCAGCAGTTTATTCAGACGAAGTACAACGCTTTCGATTTGGCTTTCTCGCAGCTCACGGAGGACTTCATCAAGCGATTTGAGCAGTATGTAACCGGAGAAGTGGGGCTGAAACAGAGCACTTGCTATAACATGATCGTCCTTATCAAGAAGGTTTGTAAACTGGCCTACCGAGAAGGCGCCGCAGATTCTTTGCTATTTGACAGTGCACATGTGGACAAAGGAGATAGCCGGCTGCCCAAAGCGCTCGATAAGGACGCGTTAGACAAGCTAAAGGCGCTGCGTTTTGACGGTTTGGACGAGGATATGGAAACCTCCCGAGATGTGTTTCTTTTCGCCTGTTACACCGGCGCAGCCTATTGCGATCTGATGGCGCTGAACCGCGAGCATCTTATCCGTGACGACGAGGGTGCTCTTTGGTTGAAGTTCAACAGGCAGAAGACAGGCGTCCTCTGTCGCGTGAAGCTGTTGCCTGAAGCCCTTCGGTTGCTGGAACAGCTACATAGAGATGCCAGGGAGACACTGCTCCCTTATATGAATTATGCCACCTATTTGTCTTGTCTGAAGGCGATCTCGCTAAGGGCCGGACTGTCTTTACCCATCACCACACACACCGCCCGACACACCTTCGCCACACTCGTGACCTTGGAGCAGGGCGTACCCATTGAGACCGTCAGCAAGATGCTTGGGCATAGCACCGTGCGCATGACCGAGCGATATGCGAAAGTCACTCCCCAAAAGCTGTTTGAAGAGTTCGACCGCTTAATCGCCTTCACTGAAGATTTGCACCTAACCATTTAACCGAAACCGACATGAGAAGTACGTTCAAGATCCTGTTCTACATTAACAGACAGAAGACAAAAGCAGACGGCCAGACAGTCATCTTTTGCCGCGTCACCATCGATGGCAGAAGTGTGGTGATGACGACCGGCGAAGAATGTCTGCCAACCGAATGGAACAGCAGACAGGGTATAACTGGCGAAAAGAAAATCAACCAACGCCTCGCAGTGTTCAGGGAGCTTGTGGAAAAGACCTACTCGGAAATGCTCACGAAGGAAGGCGTGGTTAGTGCAGAACTCCTCAAGAACCGCTTGCAGGGCGTTGCCGCTGTACCGACCACCCTTTTGGCCATGAGTGAGGCGGAGCTGCAATCCGTTAAGGCATGCGTGGGTAGGTCAAGGTCAGAAGGCACCTATCGAAATCATACCTATTCGGACAAGATGCTTCGCGAGTGGATAGAGAGCAAAGGGCGAAAGGACATGCCCATCCACGCTGTTACAGATGGGATGTTTGAGGAGTTTCGCTTCTACCTCAAAAAGAAGCGATTTACAGCAAAGACAGTCAATCGAGATCTCTGTTGGCTGAGTCGATTGATGTATCGTGCGGTCAGCAAAAGGATCATTCGCTACAATCCTTTTGAGGGCGCTACCTATGAAAAGGTAGAACGGAAGATTCGCTTCTTGCAAAA